CGGGTGGCTCTGACGTCGAACAGATCGCTAAAAGTTTTAGCGCAGCCCGGTGACACTCCCAGTAACTCCAGTAGCGCTCCTGATGGCGCTCATTCAACTGATCCTTCATCTCAAAATTCCCCCTATAAGGGACACCCATGGTTGAGTGCGTTTTCCAAAAAGGGTGGGAGCAGGGCCTTGAAAAAGGTAAAATACCAGTTCCATTCGCCCTTTTCCACACGCTATTGGAAAGGTCGGAATAGTGAGACTACGATGATCCAGATTCATGAGGGAAACCTTATGGACTGGCCTCGAATATGGAGTGCAAAACTCCACTTCTGGGCCAGAGGTTTCTACCCTGTTCCGATCGTGCACAGAACTGAGACAATGGCTTTTGGCCATAATCTCCTCCGCATCCTAAAGACCCAAGGAATCCAGGCGTTGATCCTACGTCTGAAAATCTGTCTCTTCGCGGTTAATTCGTACATGGGTGGAACTAAACTTAGTTCAACCCAGGATCTCGGATTCCGGGTCCGTTTAACAAACGGATTACCGATCCTTATCCCATTGTATGCTCGATCCGCCATCAGAGGGGGGAACATGGCTTTTGTCCGTATATGGGTATCCCTGCTTAACTCCTATAAGGGTTTCGCGGGGGAGTACGAGCTGCCTCCTTTGGCAACTATTACTCAACCACATCCGGATTTGAGCACTTCTCCTTTCTACTCAGACTTCCTAGGTTTCATTACTGAATACCTACGTCGCCTTCGTGTACTCGGCTGCTCCCTTACACCTGATCTAACGGTAAAGAACTTCTTCTATACCAATAAAGCTGGACCCAATCACCCGAATTCGGTTCTAGGATCCGGAATCGATGCTTTTGCATGGACCCGGGTCCCAAGAAACTTAATCCGGGAGTGGCTCGAGCTCACTGGTCAAAAGGCTCTCTGCCGAAAGTTCCGAGAAATCGGAAAGATGGTGCCATTACTCGAAATGACCGGGTTTCATGCATCCAAGCCTGTATATAGAAAAGATGGTACTATCCAGAAGTGGGTAGTATGCAAATTATCTGATATAGTGCTCGGGCGTTTACACGCTCTGTATGAAGC